TTCCGTGAGCAATCCATACCGCCCACGGTTGTTGGAGCCAATGCGGCTCCTACCTCGCCAACGTCTACGGCAGGTTCGCCTGTCGTAGGCTCTTCTATTGCAGGAAATCAGACATTGAATCCTGCGGCAGCAGCGAGTTTATATACAGGTAACACTGATGCGGCGTTAGCCAACCAGTATGCTAGCGGAGCTTTTGGACAGCCAACTGGTCCCATTCAACAAATGCCTCGTATGGCAGCAAGAGGAGGCATCATTTCTTTGGTGAGTTAGTATGGCAGAAGAAAAAGTGACACAGAACCGAGAGGACATCATCAGGATTGAAGGGCAGTTGAAGCTCATCAACCAGAAGCTGGACAACCATATGTCCCACATCTCAGGAAAGATTGATACAATCTTCAAGATTGTATGGACGGTTTCATTCGGTGTTATAGCATTGGTTTTACGCGCAGCTTACCTAGGGATAATGGGATGAACTATGATAAGCTTATTGAATCAGTAAAGATCCATGAGGGTTTTAGGAACTCTGTTTACAAGGATACATTAGGAAAACGCACTGTTGGGTATGGTCACCTTTGCGTAGAGGACCATTGGGAAGACAACAAGGCATACGACAAGAAATATTTGGAAGAGATTCTGGAAAAGGATTTACAGTCAGCAATTAATCAGACGCATGAGAAATGCAAGGATTTAAAAATTTCAGATGATGCAAAATCTATAATTTGTGAAATGATTTTTCAGCTTGGGGGCCATGGTGTTTCCAAGTTCAAAAATATGTGGAAGGCCCTTCAAAAAGATCCACCTGATTACAAGGAAGCGTCCGTCCAGATGCTTGACTCACGCTGGGCGAAGCAAACACCCAATAGAGCGCAGGAAATGGCTGGACACATGAGGAATTGTGTGGTATAAGGCCACGTGCAATTAATAAAGAAATATAATTACGCAGATCTTAAGAGGGAAGACGGGGATGTAAGACTATATCTTACGCCGGATGGTGAAAGCTTACCGTCTGTCACATCTGTCCTAAATAAGACGAAGGACAAGTCTTTCCTGAAAAAATGGCGTCAAAAAATTGGCGAGAAAAAAGCCGAGCAAATCATTCGGGATTCCACCCAGATTGGAACTGCACTCCACCTATACATAGAACGTTTTGCGAACGGAAAGAAATACAAGGATCTTACCAAAATTGGCAAGCAAGCCGAGAAAATGGCAAAGAAAATCATTAAGGAAGCCTTCCCTGACATTACGGAAGTGTGGGGATCAGAAGTACATCTTTATTATCCGAAGAAGTACGCCGGTACAACAGATATGATTGCCCTCTACAAGGGGAAGCCTGCAATCATTGATTTTAAGCAGACTAATAGGCCCAAGAAGCGCGAATGGGTGCAGGACTACCTCATGCAGCTTGCGGCGTATGCCCAGGCTCATAACAAGCTTTTTGGAACTGACATAGAGCAAGGTGTCATTCTTATGTGCTCACGTGACCTTACATTCCAGCGTTTTGAACTCGAAGGTGCTAATTTTCACCGTGCGTTCGATACTTTCATGAAAAAACTTGACTCTTACCTAGAAACTCTTATATAATACACATAGGACGCCATAATGGGTCCTACTAAATCTTGCTTACAAAGGAGATAATTATGAATGAGCTCGATATTATACGTAACCATTTTCTTGGTTTTCACTCAGACTTTTTTGATAGTTTCAGAACAGTCTCAACTTATCCACCGTACAACATAAAAGAAAAAGATGACAAGGGTGTCATTGAATTCGCTGTTGCGGGGTTCGCTGAGAAGGATTTGAAAGTTGAAGTTAAAGATCAAACCTTACACGTTTATGGGTGTAAAGAAGAAAAAGAATCAAAGGACTTTTATCACAAAGGAATATCGGATAGAACTTTCCGAAAAAGCTTCAGACTTCATGAACATATTAGAGTTAATGGAGCGGAGCTAAAGGATGGTTTACTGAAGGTGGCTTACCACCGAGATATACCTGAGGCAGAAAAGCCGAAAGTGATAACAATTAAATCCAAGTAATCAATTCTTCACCGCTAATTTCTTTAGCGATATTGACCTTGTTCCGGAGGGATTTAATGATTTTTTCATCAACAGTCCCTTCGGCGATCAGATCAATGTAAAGTACCTTATTGGTTTGCCCAATCCTGTGCGCCCTATCTTCCGATTGGATGCGCTTTTCAAGATCATAATTATTGGAATAGTATATGACCGTGCTTGCAGCCGTGAGTGTCAGTCCATATCCACCAGTCTGCGTGTTTCCTATGAAGAAACGAACTGGTGAATCAGGATCCTGGAAATTATTGACGCATTTCTGGCGGTCTTCAGCCGCAGTCGCACCATAGTAAGTGCAGCATGAATCATTCCCAAATTCCTTCTTGACAGCTTTTTCAATGGCCTCGATGTCATGGATATAGTTTGCCCATATGATTGCCTTTCCTGATGTCTCATCAAGGATCTGCATCAGTTCAGTGAGACGATTATTCTTAAGGTCAATGACCTGGTGGCTATCAGTTTTCATATGCCCGCATGTTATTTGATGGAGCCTTATGAGCTGTGTCAATACGTTCACGGCTGTCATGGACTCTCCCTTTAAAATAGACATGGCATTCGCTTTCATTTCTGCATAAGCTTTCTTTTGTTCGTCACTTAGCTCCACGAACCTTTTAGAATAAACCTTATCCGGCAGATCCAAACACTCTTTCTTCAATATACGGTAAGAATGCGGGGAAACAGTTTTCCCAAGTTCCTTAAGATTCTTGAATTTTACAATCTTCTGGTACCTATGGGTACCGCCAGCTGCCGTTGCCTCTATGACCACGGCGTACCGGGTTCTAAAAGCATAGTAGCTTGATTGCCCTAGTATTTCTGGATCAAGGAAATCCATTTGTGCCCATAAATCCATTGGGGATTGGGTTACTGGAGATCCTGTCAAGATTCTTCTGTACTTTGTTTCCTTTCTTAATTCCAATATTGCCTTGGTTCTTTTTGCCTTTGGATTTTTAATGGTTGTGCTTTCATCAACAATCATCATTGATCTTCCAATAAGAAACAGTTTTGCAAACTGATATCCTTTCTTTGTGGAAAAAGCTTCAACATTCATAATCATAATTTTCAGCTCAAAATTATTATTCATCATGGAGCGAAGCTCACTCATATATTTTTGGCTTTCGGATTGTCTCCAAATAACAACTTTCTTTTCTATATAATCAGGAACATGAATTGGTATTTCCTGGTCCAACCAGTTCATGTAGACTCCTTTGGGAGCGATCACTAGTAGACGGTCAATTTTTCCTTGATTATAAAGTATACATGCATTGTCCAATGCTATCTTGGTCTTTCCTGTTCCCATTTCCGCAAAGATGGCAAAGGACTCTTTATCCCAGCATTTTCTCAATGCATCAGTTTGATGCTTATAAGGTTCTGTCTTAAATTTATACATTCTTATTTCTAATGTTGACAAGCATTCTATCATGATGTATAATGCAAGTCAAGAAATAAAATTATGACAGTTTATGTTTTACAAGAAATGGGAAGAAATATTAGATCAGCAGAGAAATTTGGTGATTTAAAAGTTGTTCTTCCAGACAATAGACAGATTGTTTTATCCGCAGGACCTCTTACTTTTAAGCTAAGACATGAATTAAAAGATTTTAATGATAAAGACTACTTGCTTTTGATGGGAGACCCTGCTATAATAGCAGTTGCTGGCGCAGTTGTTAGCGATGTAAATGGAGGACGATTCAAGGTTCTAAAATGGGACCGCGATGAAAAAAAATATTACGATATAGAAATAGATTTGAGAGGAAAGAATGAACAATCTAATTAACCAAATGGAAAAAGATGCTGGCTTCACCGCCCCTAATAGTATGGGTAAGATTGGTGCAGTGGCAAATGATATTGCAGATACAGATAAAGAAATCAGCGATATTGAAAAACAATTAAAAAAGAAAAAAGATTATAAGAAACATTTGTCAGAAAATGTTTTACCTAACCTCTTCGCAGAGGTAGGACTAGCAGAGTTAAAACTTGCTGATGGCAGACTCATCAAAGTAGGGAACTACTATGGTGCTTCCATAAAGGAAGATAAAAAAGAAGCTGCTTTCGCATGGTTTAGGAACAATGGATTTGGCGATTTAGTAAAGAACCAAGTCTCTTGTAGCTTTGGGAGGAATGAAGATGAGAAAGCTAGAGGACTCAGCCAATACCTTGATGAGCAAGGATACGAGTCTTCGCAACGTGAATGGGTCGAACCTTCCACCCTTCGCGCATTTATACGTGAGCAACATGAAGCAGGCAGACAATTGCCTATGGACTTGTTAGG